CCCCGGTATTGATTATCTATTAGTACAAACCCTCGGCCTGCAATCAAGGACATCAACAATGATTCTACATGGTCATCATTGTGCGCGGCAGGGTTTGCAAGAGCCAGCATGGGGGATTCTGCTGCGTACTGCCGCATGATCTCCACGCATTCTGGAAGATCGAACCGAGTGGCTTTGCGGATCAATTATTCGCCTTGATTTCTATAATTTTCACTTGCGTCTACAAATCCACCGCCGCCAACCCCAGGATCGGCAACGCCCCCAGATTGTGGAGGTGAACCAAAGTCGAAATATTGGTTTGTTATCGCTGCAACCCGGTTCATTGAAGTGTCCGTAGGATCAACAAGCTGCATAGCAAACTGCCACGCCTGCTGGTTCGTCTTGGTTCCAGAGATTCGATTGTTTAGAATAATCCGCATGCTGGCGCAGGACAGGCCGCAGGTGGCAATGCGAGTCCGTAGCTCACCATTCCAATCCTCTGTGAGGCTGATGTTGGTGACAATCCCTGTGTAGCGTTTGAAGAACTGTGTAACCCCGCCTAGCACCAGGATTTGGTTATTGCTATCAAGGAACCCGCGCCAAACCTCGATGCCGCTGCCTTTGATCTGAGCGCCAAGCACGATGATGATGTTTGCCGGGTCGATGCCATTGAGCGAGATTGTCAGGTCATTGGATGTTGCCTTGATGTCCTGCTGGACATCCCCAAGCATCAAGAGACTGCCCAGGTTGCTGAAGGTAATGCCGCCAACAGTTACCGGCGCTGCGGCGTTGCAAAACGTGTATGTTGCTGACGGCATTGTCAGCCGGATAAACTCAACATGTCGAATGTTGGGACTATCCAAAGCTTCCATTCTGGTCATGGTGTAATGTTTTCTCTAAAAATAAATGCGCTGTTCCACTGCACAAAAGCCCCGTCAGTCATGGGATTCAGTGTGTAGGTGGGGCATGCTTCAGCCAGTACGGGGAAATATACAGCACTGCCTACAGCAGTCAATGTCCCAATGCTTGGAGTTCCGATCACCGGGCGGTGTAGCGTAACAGAAACCGTCGAGCCAGAGCCGCGCAGGACTTGTGCCGTGACCTTATAAACATAAGCGCCAAGCTGCAAGAAATCACCAGCAGCAAAGACCGCTGCGCCTGCGGATGCAGTTGGGAGATTGCCTACGGTGATGGTAGTAGCATTGGCCGCTGGGACGGTTGCCAGGGTAAGCGCTGCTGCTTGGACAGCAGTTAGGCCACCTTGGTACGCTGTAAACCATTGGAGCGTTGTACTGTTGAACGTGATGTTCTGTGCAAACTCCCGGTCAGAGTTGTCAATGGATTGAATGATGGCCCGTGCCTGGGGATAGTACAGGTAGTTGTGCGGCACAATGGTGAAGACCCAAGGCACCGCAGTCAGATATTGCGCCGTCCTGACCTGACCCCCACGGGAGACCTGTTGGCCCACAGTGCGGCGGTTATTCACCACCATTGACTGCTGGACATCTACGATTGTCTGAAAACTCATGATCTGCCCCTGCCCACTGCTAGGCTCTTGTTTGCATATGTATTTGCCGCCCAGATCGCATTGGCGCTGCCCAGCAGGCGTTGCTCAAAGCTCTTGGTATCGATGGCATTGATATAGTTGTTGGTGACGTTGGTAGTGCCGCCTGCGCCGCCCAGGGAATGATTGGGAATGATCGTACCCGAGCCAGAGGGCGTGAATAGCTCTGGGCCATTCTCGCCGACCATGTGGGTAACGCCTGCGCTTACTGGGCCACCCGCTGCTCTTTTAGGGACTGCGGCGCTTATTGCAGCATCAGTAATAATTGATGTCCCACCTGTAGCTACACCAAATATCCCCTTAACCAACATCGAAAACAACCCAGTCGCCGAAGCTTTCAATTGGATTGCAATCAAGTCCCGAATGATGCTACCGGCAAGGTCTTTGAAGGATAGCTTGCCCGTCTTGACGAAGTTATCAAGCGCCGTACCCATGTTGCTGATGACGGAGTCAAAGGCTTGCCTGCCTTGCTCCATAGCAGTCACCATGTTTGTAAGGTAGTCGTCAGCCGCCCTGCCAATGCCTTGCCCAAATGAGCCAGCGCGGAGTTCTTTGAGGCGGGCGTTGCGCTCCTCGGCGGCTTGGATTTCGATTGCGGTAAGGGCTTTGGCGCGTTCTTTGGCTTTGTCTGCCTCGCCAATTTCATAATCGCCATGCTTCCTTTGAATCTCTTCAAGCTTATCCGCGCCACGGTTGCGAATCTCAAACTTTTCTTTTTCCAGCGCAAGGTCTTCAGTACGAATGGATCGCCCGGAGTTTTCAATCATGAACAATTCTTGAGCGCGAGCAATTTCCTTTCCGGACATCTTGTCTTTTAATTTAGCTTCTTCTGTATATTTTCGCAATGCGTCATTAGATGCATCAATTTCATTTTGTTCTGCTTGCAATGCTTCTTTTGCAGCTTGTTTCTTTTGCCATACATTAATGTATTGTTGTAGTTTTAATTGTTTAAGTTTTTCTTGCTGCTGAAGAGCAAGACTAAACAATTGTTTGTTAAGTAATTTTTCATTATCTATTTGAAATCTGTTTTCTTGCTGAATATTTTTTGCATTGGTAGCAGCAACCATCTCTGCTTTTTTCTGAGCAAAATCAATATTTAACCGTTGCTCATCGTTAGCGCCAATTCGCATTGCGTCATAACGGATTGCAATTTCTGCTTTAGCAAGATCGGAAGCATTCTGTTGGCGTTGTGATTTTTCAGCTTCGTATTGAGCTACAAGGTCTTTTTCTGCTTTTACTTGTGCTTTTGATCTATTAACAAGTCGAATTGTTTCTTGCGCGTTATCAATTTCTTCTTGTTCTTTACCAGCCAATAGTTTAGTAATACTAGCATCGCTCATTCCAAATGCTTTAAAAACTTTATAATCAATTGATTTTGGTAAATCTTTAATCTTTTTACTAAGTCTTTCTATTATTTCTTCTGGCGTTTCCGGTCTACCAATGCCTGTAGCTTTATCCCAAAATTCACTAGCCCATTTTCCTGCTGCTTCATAAGCTTGTCCAAGATAGCCAAGCTGCCTTTGGTTTCCTTGCCATCCTTGCGTTAACAAATCAGTAGTAAGAACAATTGCTTCTTGGTGTTTATTGGCTGCGCTCAAAGCAGCAATTTGTTTGTATTGAGCAAGAGACAAAAAGTTGTATTGATTGTTCAATCGCAACGCAGATTGCGCTGTACCGTCCAATGACGGAATCAATTTGTCGGCAGCATCCTTTGCTGATAGATTACTCAATTCAGAAAATTTGATAACGGCTTTACCAGCAGAATCCATTGATTGCTTGGTAAACTGCCCCGAGCTAATCATAGCTGACATGACATCTTTGGCATCACCGACAGTGGCCCTAGATGTCTTACTCATGGCATCGGCCATAAGATAAAAATCACCAGCACTGACATTGGCATAATTGCCAGTCAATGCAATTGAATCTTGCAATGCTTTAAATTCTTTATCGCCGGAATAGGCCGCATAGGCAGTAGTCCCAATCACTGCCGCTAATGCGGCAAATCCAACTATCGTAGGCGTAAAGAACATTCCCAAGGCCTTGAGCGCCCCGCCAACGCCACCAAAGGTGTCCTTCAACTGTCCACCCTGCTGGAGCGCTGCAATCATTACAGACTGCCCAGAAGCAACCTGGGTGACAAAGTCAGTAAGCTGATAATTTATGTTCAGCTTTTGGGTGTTGGTCAAGCCAGCCTGGGCCGTTGCGGCCACCTTGGTGGAACCAGCCAGCTTGTCCATTGCCGCAGCATGTGCAAGCAATTCTTTTTTGACTTCTGGGGACGCTGCCTGCAAATGGCCCGTAGCAAATGCCCGTTCCATTTGGGTAACTTTAGTAGCGGATTTGCCGTAATCCTCAATCGCATATTTCATCGATTGAAGTTCACGAGCGCCCTGATCAGTTGCTATCTGAGTAGATCGTTTCTTGGCATCAGCAGCGGCTTCAACTTCAGCAAGATTCTTTGCCGCAGCGGCCTTGGCATCATATGCAGCAGCAGCGGCAAGCAGCCGCTCTTTCATTGTGCTTTCAATATCCAGACTCTTATAGCGTCCACTCTTTAATTCACGCTCAACCTGTTCTACTTTAGTCAGCGTCTTACCGTAGTCTTCTGTGGCAAATTTAAGCGCAAGAATTTCACCGGCAGCGGCATTCATGTCGCGCTTCATCTCAGCAGCCATCTGGCGAGTCTGCGCTCTAGCCCGATCAATAGCCGAGGTGAATTCTGCCGTGTCGATCCCGAGGACTACACCAAGTCGAGCAATGTTATTTGATGCCATTATTTTCTCTTCTTAGCCAACCTAGCGGCCATTTCTGGGATTTTGGAGCCGAGTTCAACCTTGAGTATATCCAATACGGCATTAATATTGCTGTACAAAGCACGGCGCAAAAATGGCTGCGCTGCCATTCTTTTGGTGCCAAACTCATTCGCCAAGGAGACTGCGCTCTTCTTTACGGAAGCCACCGCTATGGCCGCATCGGTCTCATTGACAAAGTTGGATTTCTTGTCGTAACTACTAGGAATCCGAGCGTCCAGGCGAACCGTATCCCGCAAGTGAATTGGGCCTTTGCCCTTGGGGTCGTAGGGGGTAGTGACTTGCAGTTGGGCCAGCACAGGGGCCATAGCGGCCAGCGCTGCCTTTACGACAGTCTGGCGGGCAATGCTGTCTACTCGAAAGCTTTCGCCGAAGGCAAGGAGTTGCTCTTCAAATTCCGCAAAGCCTTCGAGTTGTACAGTTTTATTGGGATAGTCCATATGCATCCGCTCCTGGC